ACGTGACATATATGCTATCCGTATCTGAAGCAACGACATAATCAACATCCTCAGTATTGAGAAGTTTATTGATATATGTATTTATACTTTTATCAATCCAACGAATTGCAAGCTGTCCTGCTGTTGTAATCCCCTCCGCCATTTCAAGTGAATAATAACGGAAATGTTGATTAGCTAATGCACCATAGGCACTATTCAACAAAATCTTTTTAGACATTTGGATGTTATTACATCTGGATATATTATTAATGACTGTTTGTTTATTCGTGTAATTACCATCTTCTAATTTCTGTTGCTCTTGCAACATCTTCTTCTTAAACTCTACTCGTTCATTATACATATCTTCCATTAACTTTGGAAGAAATCCCCCTTTCTTTAAAATAAAATGTTGTCCATTTGGAGTAAGTGTAATATCTTTTTGTTTAAGATAATCTGTATCAAGTTTCTGTTCTAATAATCCTGTCACTCCAATATTTTTAGAATCAGCACACACAACTCCATCATACATAGTTTCTGGACTTATATTATACTGCTGAATAAGATGAGGATATAGAGAATTGAGATCAAAACTCACTACCCATTTATGCAATCCAACTTGTGGTTCTTTAACATATGCACCAATAATATCTTTTCGTTCATCAGCAACTTGTTGTTGAGGAATAATAATGTTCTTTTTCTTTAAGAAATTATAGATAATAGCATCCCATGTTCTCACGGGAGAGAATACATCTTCAAAGTTAATCTTGGATTCATATGCCAGAGTGATAACCAACTCAAGTAACTTCATCTTCTCCTCAAGCTTCTCTACAATCTCAACATCACGAATATTGTATTCAATAAATTTCTGGTAATTCGTTTTATATAAATCATATCCCTGTACATCTTCAACAGATATTTTCTTCAATCCAAGCTCTACTGAACCAATGTAATCTAAACGATATGATTCTCTTATCTTATATGTAAACTTCTTATACAGATCAATATAATCTAATGTTGAAATACCAAATACAGTATAATACTGATTTTCTCTACCAGCTATAAATACATTTCTTTCATTTACCATACCAATAGGTGATAATCTTGATGGTTTTTTATCAAGACATCTCATACGATTAACTAGATATGGAATATCAAAGAACTTACAATTCCAACCCGTAATAATATGTGGATAATTATGTTCCCACCATTGAAGAAATCTTTCTAACAAATCATCTTCATCATCACACTCGTAATATAAAATAGTTTTTGTTTGATCGTGTGGGACATAACCACCTGTTCCCCATACATGATATTCATTTGTCGAACTATTGTGAACTGTGATTGCTGTAACATCAGATGCAGCTGTTTGGATATTTGGAAAACCATCTTCAGCTGATACCTCAATATCTATTGTATAGATTCTAATCTTGTTCATGTTCCATTGGAACTTGTTTGGATATTTCTGAGAAATATATTGAACAGCATAGTTGGTGTTTCCATATACAGGAAACTGTGCAACTCCTTTATATTGCTTTATATAATCTTTACACGAAGCAATGTCATCAAACTTTATATCAGCAACTTGTTTACCAGTTAGAGTTCTATAGTTACATTTGTCGGATGGAGATGGGACATACATGGTAGGTTGAAAATTTGTAGAATATGAATGTTCTTCATTTCCTTCAAACTCTCTAACATATATCTGATTGCGTAGTAAACCAATGTAGGTGTAAAACTTCATTATATAATTATATCAAAAAAGAAGAAAAAAAACAAGGAACAATCAATGAATAATTTGTTCATCCTCAGCTATTATAAGTCCCGAACCAAAGACCCTATTATATTCATTTTGTAATTTTTTATCTGGTGTGCAAACAATCATAATATGTTGGTCTTTAAGTATCATATCTTGTTCATCTGCATATGGTATCCATGGCTGAAACCCTAATTGATCTTTAGTCACAGGAATCATAACTACTGGATTAGAAATTTTATTATTTTCTTGATCCCATTCTCCAATAAGTTCTTCACCTGAAACTAATCTTACAACTTTTATATTCATATCATCTCCTCATTCAAGCTGATGGTAGGGATTGCACCCACGACCTGTTCATTACAAGTGAACTGCTCTACTACTGAGCTACACCAGCATTATTCAAAAACTTTATCATCAATCTCTGTAGCACCTTTAGCTTCTTCTTTTCCAACAGATTTAATTCCAACATTACCTATACTATATTTTGCTTGCAGATCCCATTCTTCTTTCTCACCAAAAGGGAGAATCTTTAACTGTCGTATTGGAACTGTTGGTTGTGCTTTTTCTGGAATAACAAGAATTACAAGTTCCCACTCATGCAAAAGATTTGCAATTGTGTTTCTGCGTTCAATATCATTCTCGGAAAGGTTTGTTGGCTTGCCGTCAAGTGCAAACAATTCTTTGAAATGAACTATGTAATATTTACCTTGTTTGTGTAATATGTGGCATGATTGAAATAATTTCTTTTCTTTTCTAGATGCTATTCCAATTCGGGTGAGAGTTTCTTTGACTTTGAGAAAATCATCATCTTCTTTTAACTTAACCTCAACCATATCATCTATTGTCCATTTCGCTACATCTTGCATTGTAATATCTCCTTTTCAATTCAATAATAAACTCATTGTATAATATTTATACTATGGAGATTTTCCACCTTTATTCAACTTTTCCTTCATATACTGTATATCACTTTCAGACAATATACTCAAACTTTCTAATGCTCTTTTATTACTATACTTATAATACTCTTTGACTATTGCCAAATCATCTAACTTCTTAGCTTTAATCCAACCTCTAAAAGGTCTTTTCTTTTTATCAACTGTCTGATGCAAGAAATCATAATGAGCTTTCGTTTCAAGCATTGGATATTCATTAAGCATATTAGCATAGTGTATCAAGTCTGGTTGGTAAGATAAAGAACGATTTATAAAAAATGGTTTATAATCTTTTCGTTCTCTTATACAATCGCCAACATATTCCTTTTTCTTCATCAAGTCATTCGCATACTGAAATGGATTCATTAATTATCCTCTGGAGGTGGTGAATCTAAATGCCAATCTCCTTTAAAAGGAGAATGTGGGCCATCAACTCTATTTGCTATCAATGTTTTATCATTAGGATCCCAGTTCATATCTTTCAACTTAGCAAGTGGATTTACTTTCTTTCTCTTTCGTCTTGGAGGTCCTTCCATCTCAGAAAAGGGACCTTCTCTTTCATCAGGATGTTGATGCATATATTCTTCTAACTGTGCTCGACCTCGTTCAATTTCTTCTTTCCACTTATTCAACCATTCTTGTTTTTCTATATTCTTTTTATTGCCATTCTTTTTATCATCTTCATCTGGATTTAACAGATGATGCATACGAATATCTTTTATTCGTTTCTTTTCTCCTTGTGGTAATTTGTCCCATTGTCGGTGAAGAATATGATTTAAATTTTGAAAGAGATGATTATACAGTTGTTCATTCTCTAACGCAGCTGCGAAAGCCAAAACTAGGGTAAAGGTCTTATTCAAATCTTCCAAATCCCCAAGATAGTTCTCATCCTTATCTTGCAATTCACGACTAATCAATTCAATCTCACCATTAGTACGCACAACCAATGCACTATCGTCAGCGCCAAGCTTTAATATAAGCTTATTCTCATCAGGATCTTTTTTTGGTTTTTCTTCTTCTGACATTTAATAACCTCCACTAGTATTTATAAGTCGAACACACTTGGTGCTTGAGTTTCTTGTTTACGTTCATTAAATACTTGTTGTAATAATTGATAATTATCGCCATTTCTTGGATTTAAAAAGACAGTTTCTAATATTCTAAGATTCTTATACACCTTTGGGGCAAATGCTTCTTTATATACTTCCATCATATCTGCGTGTAATAGCCGGTTAGTCATCTTATTATACATCATTTGAAGAAATAAATTATGAAAACCAATCATCATATTAAATTTAATAAAAGCAAGTTTATCTTCACCCTTTTTATTCTTCTTAAATGTATTAAAGAACGAATAACTATCATCCAGATCCTCACAAACAGGACACAAACATGGTAATTTAAATTCTTTTCCAAGCTTGGAATAATCAATCGTATTTGGCCAGTTCATAGATTCCATACCCGTACCAATAACATATCTTTCTCTAATAAAATATCCACCAAAGACACAAGTACGATTCCAGTATGTCGAATCATATGTAAGCTGTATATTAATATCTTGTCTATCCAACATCCTCTGAATAAACTGAAGATAGATCATAGCCTCATTAGAACTCACACCAAAAATATGAAGATACTTGCACTCCTCTCTATCGAACTCACCATTATTTAGTAAAGTTAATATTGCCATGCCGATCAATGCTAAGTTTCCTTTTGAACCACCAAATCCCCAACCCTCAAACTTGTACTTACAAATCTCCTTGTACCAGTTCTCCATATCATCTTTATTCTCTCCTTGCAGAACATTCAATACAGATGCATCTGACTTAGAACGATTCTCATGGTAGTACTTTGCCGATTTAACTGATGATGTTAGACTGAAATTATAATCATATAGCTTAGAAAATGCAGGTCTATCCAATATTG